AATGAGTGTAGGTAAAACTACATTAGTAAATGCTTTAAAGGAAACAAAGCAATTTAAAGATTATATGTTTAGAACAGAGCGTTCTAAATTTTTAATGGAACAAGGTATTCCACTTAATACTGATTCTACATTAAAAGGTCAAACAGTATTTTTAGCAGAACGTTGTGCTGAATTAATACAAGAAAATATTATTACAGATAGAACTGTGATTGATGTTATGGCTTTTACTTTAAATGCTAAATCAATAAATCATCAAGATAAAGAAGCATTTGAAACATATGCTAGTGAATTTGTTAGAGAATATGATTACATCTTTTATATATCTCCTTATGGTATAGACATTGAAGATAATGGTGTTCGTGAAACAGATGAACATTATAGGGATTTAATCGATTTTACTATTACTACTCTTATTAAAAGACATGGTCATAAAGCAGGCAAACTAGAAAAGATATCAGGATCTACAGAGGAACGTATTCAACAAATTTTGAATATTACTGGTCTTTAACATATTTATAATAAAACCTTATTATAATGAAAAAATCTGAATTAAAAAATTATATCAGAGAAAATATCATCTCTACATTATCTGAAGATACTGATGCAGAAATTGAAAAAACTAAAGAATTAACTGCTGCTATTAAAGATTTAGAAGTAGCTAAAAAAGAAGCTGGTATTGAAGAAGATGCTACACCAAAAGGTGAAGACTTTTTTTATGATTATTTAGATATTGGTATGTCTTACTTAGAAGGATTTGGCAAAAAACATTCTTTAGATGATAATCAGTTAGAAAAACTAGGTAAAAAAATAGTAGACCAATTATATAAAGGTGATGTTGGTAAAGCATATGATGCCATTGTTAAAAGAGGTGCAATGAACGAAGATGAAGATAAAGAACCATCCGATGCTGAGATTAAAAAGAACAAAAGTTTAGCTAAAGCAGCTGAAGAATTAGCTGTATTAACTCGTGAAATGAAATCATTAGCTAAAAAATATTCTAAAGCTGAAGGACAAGAAAAAGAAAAATTAGTAGCTGATCTTAAGAAAAAAACAAAGCTTAAAAAAGAATTAGAAGCTATCATAGACAAATAAAATGGAGTCTAAAGAAAGGGTTATTTACATATTAAAAATTATAGTACTATTCTGTATAATATTCTGGTTATTATTTTCAGATGAGGAAGAGTATGTTGAAGATTATAATGCTAAAATTATAGCATTAGAACAAAAAGTCGATTCGTTACATCACATAAATGACGAATTGACTTTTAAAATCGATACCTTAAATGGACAAATAACACAATTAGACCAACAAATAAATCTTAAAGATAACAGAATAAATAGCTTGAAATATGAAATTAGTACTAAAGTGGATGCTGTTGACAACTTTAATGATGATGAGCTTGAAAGGTTCTTCACAGAGCGTTATAGACAGTACGTCGATTCAATTAAAGAAGCCAATAGCGAAACTAGTAATTAAAGATTTAATTACAGGAGATGGGGCTAAAAAAGAGTTAGCTTTAACATTAGATAAAATTAATTTATTAGAACAAAAAGTAGTTCTAAAAGATAGTATTATTCTTAGTTTAAATTCTCAAGTAGGGAATTTTGAATCTATTATGCTTACTAAAAGCAATCAATTGGTTTTATCCCAAGAGTTATCTAAAAAACTTCAAACTGATTTAAAAAAACAAAAACTAAAAACTAAATTAATGGGAGGAGCAGGTATATTAGTAGCTGTAGGAGTTGTAATTCTAGTTAAATAATATGAGTCAGGATTTAAAAAAAGTAATACGCCAAGAATACCTTAAATGTGCTAAAGACCCAGTACATTTTATGCGTAAATACTGTTATATACAGCACCCACAAAGGGGACGTATACAATTTAATTTATATCCATTCCAAGAAAAAGTATTAACATTAATGAGAGATAATCCCTATTCGATTATCTTAAAATCTAGACAGTTAGGTATTTCAACTTTATCAGCAGGTTATTCTTTGTGGTTAATGATTTTTCATAAAGATAAAAATATTCTTTGTATTGCTACAAAGCAAGAAACTGCTAAAAATATGGTTACAAAGGTAAAATTTATGTATGAGAATTTACCTTCTTGGCTTAAAGTAGATGCAGCTGAAAATAATAAATTAACATTAAGATTAAATAATGGATCCCAAATTAAAGCCACTTCAGCAAGTTCAGATGCAGGTAGATCCGAAGCAGTATCTTTGCTATTAATTGATGAAGCAGCATTTATTGATAATATTGGAGAGATTTGGGCCTCAGCTCAACAAACATTAGCAACTGGAGGTGGTTGTATAGCATTATCTACACCTTATGGTACTGGTAACTGGTTTCATCAAACATGGGTAAGAGCAGAATCAAAAGAAAACCAATTTTTACCTATTAAATTACCTTGGTATGTCCATCCAGAACGAGATCAAAAATGGAGAGATTCACAAGACGAATTACTAGGTGATCCTAGAATGGCAGCTCAAGAATGTGATTGTGATTTTAGTACTTCTGGTGATATTGTATTTTATCCTGAATATATAGATTTTTATGAAAAAACTTATGTAAAAAATCCTATGGAAAGAAGAGGTGCTGACCAAAATTTATGGGTTTGGGAATCACCTGATTATACAAGAGATTATGTTGTAGTAGCTGATGTTGCTCGTGGGGATGGAAAAGATTATTCAGCATGTCATGTAATTGATGTTGCTAACAATGTACAAGTTGCAGAATATAAAGGACAATTGGGTACAAAAGAATATGGTCATTTATTAGTAGGATTAGCATCAGAATATAATGAAGCAATGTTAGTAATAGAAAATGCTAATATTGGTTGGGCAACTATACAAGTTGCTATAGATCGTAATTACCCTAACCTCTATTATTCACAAAAGAGTGATTCCCCAACAGCTAGTTCGTATTTTGATAAATACCAAGACCATTCAAAAATGGTAGCTGGTTTTACAATGTCATCTAGAACAAGACCTATGATTATAGGTAAATTCCAAGAATACATTAGTGATAAAGGAGTAACAATACAATCAAAAAGGTTAATAGAAGAAATGAAAACCTTTATATGGAAAAATAATAGAGCAGAAGCACAAAGTGGATATAATGATGATTTAGTAATGTCATTTGGTATTGCAATGTACATCAGAGATACAGCATTAAAAATGAGACAAAGAGGTTTAGATGCTACTAAAAATGCTTTAGGTAATATGTCTGTAAATAGAACTCCTTATCAGGGAGGATATGGACAAAATGCCCATACTGGTAATCCATATAACATGAAAACAGCAGATGGTAAAGAAGATATTAGATGGCTGTTTTAAATCATATTTATAATAATAACAATATATTATGGCTGATAAAAGCGTATTTTCAAGATTAAAAAGATTATTTTCAACTGACGTTGTAATAAGAAATGTTGGTGGTAATCAAATAAAAGTAATTGATAGTGGTAAAATCCAATCAACAGGTGAGTTAGAAACTAACTCATTAATGGATAGATATAATAGAATTTTTTCTACAACCCCAACTTCACTTTATGGGGCACAATTTAACATTAACTATCAATATCTTAGACCTTATATGTACTCAGAGTATGATGTAATGGATCAAGATGCTATTATTGCTTCTGCATTAGATATTTTAGCTGATGAATCAACTTTAAAAAATGATATGGGTGAAGTACTTCAAATTAGAAGTGCTAATGAAGATATTCAAAAAATCCTATATAATTTATTTTATGATGTATTAAATGTTGAATTTAATCTTTGGATGTGGGTACGTCAAATGTGTAAATATGGTGATTTTTTCTTAAAACTAGAAATTGCAGAAAAATTTGGTGTTTATAATGTAATACCTTACACAGCTTATCATATTGAAAGACAAGAAGGATTCAACCCAGAAAACCCATCTGAGATTAGATATAGATTTATAGCAGATGGATTAGATAATATTAGTTCAGGAATGTATCCTGTTGGGGGAGCTGCGGGTGCATCTAATTTACAAAATGAAACTGGTATATTTTTTGACAATTATGAAATGGCTCATTTCAGATTAATTTCAGATGTTAACTATTTACCTTATGGTAGAGCATATATTGAACCAGCTCGTAGATTATATAAACAATATGTGTTAATGGAAGATGCAATGTTAATTCATAGAATTGCTCGTGCTCCTGAAAAACGTATTTTTTATATGAATGTTGGATCTATTCCTCCAAATGAAATAGATGCATTTATGCAAAAAACTATTGGTAATCTAAAACGTACACCATTCCAAGATAATAAAACTGGTGATTATAATTTAAAATATAACATGCAAAACATGTTAGAAGATTTTTACATCCCAGTTCGTGGAAATGATCAAACAACAAAAATAGAAACAACTCCAGGATTGCAATATGATGGTATCCAAGATGTTGAGTACTTAAGAGAAAAATTATTTGCTGCTCTTAAAATTCCAAAAGCGTTTTTAGGTTATGAAGAAGATATTGAAGGTAAAGCTACATTAGCCGCTCAAGATATTAGATTTGCTCGTACAATTGAACGTTTACAAAGAATTGTACTATCAGAATTAAATAAAATTGCATTAGTACATTTATATACACAAGGTTATACAGATGAAACTTTAACTAACTTTACTTTAGAAATGTCTAGTCCATCAATTGTATTAGAACAAGAAAAAGTAGAATTATTAAAATCTAAAACTGAACTAGCACAACAAATGTTAGAACAAGGTTTAGTACCATCTGATTGGATTTATGATAATGTATATCAGTTTAGTGAAGACCAATATGATGAGTATAGAGATTTAGTTAGAGAAGATGCTAAACGCAAGTTTAGAAATGCTCAAATTGAAGCAGAAGGAAATGACCCAGTTGAAACTGGTAAATCATATGGTACACCTCATGATTTAGCTTCACTATATGGTAAAGGAAGAATGTATTCAGATCCAGGTAATGTACCAGATCCAGATAAATATGCTGCTGATGATCCTAAATTAGGAAGACCAAAAGACACTAATACCAAAATAGGTAAACAAGATTCTAATTTTGGAAAAGATAGATTAGGAGTTAAGCGTATGAAAGATACAGATAAAAATGATTCCAATTCAATTAAAACTAACTATAAAGGAGGTAGCCCATTAGCATTAGAAGCAACAAAATCATCTCATTTAAAAAACTTGGGTATCTTTAAAAGTTTAGACAAGAAAAAATTAATATTTGAAGGAGATAAAGATGATACTTCATTATTAGATGAAAAACAATTAAAGAAGTAAATTCCTTTCAATATTTATAAATAAATATATTTTTTGATGAAAATAAAACACTCAAAGTACAAAAATACAGGTATACTATTTGAACTGTTAGTACGTCAAATTACCGCCGATACATTAAAAGGTGGTAATTCCCCTGCTATAGATATCTTAAAAGAATATTTTGTTAACACTAGTTTAGGTAAAGAGTATAAACTCTATGAGTCTATAATTAAATCTAAAGTAATGACTGAAGGTAGAGCTACATTAGTAATTGATACTATATTAGAAGCTTCTACTAAGTTTAATAGAAAATCTTTAAAGAAACAAAAATATAATTTGATTAATGAAATTAAAAAACATTACAACTTAGAATCTTTCTTTGGTTCTAAAATTTCAAATTATAAAGAATTAGCTGCTTTATACACTTTAATAGAAAATATTAATTCATCATCTATATCTAGTCCAACTCAATTAGTTAATAATAAAGTAACTTTATTAGAACATTTAACTAAAAAGGAAATCAAAATAGATTCAAAACAAACTGTACTTGAAGAATTTTCTGCATACGATAAAGATGTAAGAACTCTTACATATAAAGTATTATTAGAAAAATTTAATAGTAAATATGACTCATTAACTAATGATCAAAAACAAGTACTTAAAGAATATATTAATTCTGTTGATTCAACTCCTGACTTAAGAAATTTTTATAATACTAAAATTAATGAACTAAAATTAACTTTATCTGAAGTAAATAAATCAATTAAAGATAAAGCTACCCAAATAAAAATTACTGAAGTATCTAAATTTTTAACTGAATTGAAAAAAACTGATAAAGTTGGAGACAATAATTTAGTTGATTTGTTACGTTATTATCAATTAGTAAATGAAATTCAAATAGCAAATGGCGTACAAGTATAAACTTAAAGAAGCACCTTCTCCTAATTTAGCTAAACAAACTGGAGCTAAAATTGGTGATGTAACTTATTCTAAAGATGGAGATACTAAATT